AAGACAAGATCCGAGCAGTTTTTGGAGTCCCCAAACTTCTCCTCTTCGCCGAAAATATGTTCATTTGGCCTATGCAAGCCGACTTACTGAACAGAGCACCTAAAGATTCACCTCTCCTATGGGGATGTGAAATCATGAAAGGTGGTTGGAAACGCTTAAGACAGTTGATCATCAACAAGTCTGAAGGCAAATTCAAAACCATTCTTTCCACGGATTGGTCCCAATTCGACCGACGTGCGCTCTTTTCAATCATTGATGATGTCCATGAATCATGGCATTCTTTCTTTGACATGTCTGGCGCTTACCAGCCAACGAACTTCTACCCTGATGCCGCTACCTCCCCCCAGCGCATCGACAACCTTTGGAGATGGATGACGTACAACGTCAAACATTATCCTATCCTTCTTCCAGACGGACGCTTAGTCCAATGGACAAGAAATGGAATCGCATCCGGATTTCAGCAAACTCAACTGCTGGATTCTTGGGTCAATGCCATCATGCTACTTACTTGTTTAAGTGAGCTTGGCTGTAACATTGAAAGCGATCGTTTCTTTTTTAAAGTTCAAGGAGATGACTCAATCGTCTCTATGAATGAGGATTTCTTTCGCCTATACGGCAGACGATTTTTAGCGCGCCTCGCTGAAATCGCACAACTTAGGTTCAACGCCAAGTTATCGGTTGATAAATCTGACCTTCATTGTTCTCTCGATGATGTGAAAGTTTTAGGGTATTACAATAGACAAGGAATGGCGTACCGCACGGACGTCGACCTTCTCTCGCACCTACTGTTCCCAGAACGGTCCCAAACGCTAGCAGCAACAGCTGGCTCAGCAATTGGAATCGCAATGGCAGCACAAGGATGCTCCCCCCAAGTGTATTCTACATGTTTAGATGTTTACGAGTTCATCGTCAACACTTTGCATATAAAAGCAGAGTTATCTCTTCGTGACGCGAAGAAGATAAAGTACCTGTTTGGATATCAGACGCTAGTTCATGCGAATGAAATCCAATCCGGAGTACCTCTCTTCTTTCCTACATTTGAGGAAACCCTTTACCAGAACTTCACATTACAAGGAAGAACTGAAGCAGAACGCAACCATACCTGGCCGACCGAACAAAGTCGTACTGGTGGTTTCGCTTTTCTCTAGTTTCTCTTTTTGTGTATTCTAGTCCACCAAGATGTCGA